AAGATTGCTGCACTATTCTTTAAGCGCGTAACCGAGATTCTTTCAATTGAAAGTGTTACTGCAGATAGTAAAGTAATTGCAAAGGTTATCGAAAAGCATTTCCCCGATTATCGTCGTATTCTAAATGAACTGCAACGATATAGTGCATCGGGTAATATTGACGAAGGCATCTTTGTTAGTATGGGTGAAGTCAATATGCAAGACTTAATCGCTTCTTTGAAAGAAGGTGATTGGAAGAAAATGCGTACATGGGTAGTTAATAATATTGACAATGACCCTCAGACTCTATTTAGAAAGTTGTATGACACACTATGTGATAATGTAGTGCAGGTACCGCAACTTGTTTTATTGCTTGCAGATTATCAGTATAAAGCAGCATTTTGTGCAGACCAAGAAATTAATTTGGTTGCGTGTTTAACTGAGATTATGGCAGCAGTGGAGTTTAAATGAATAATATTAGAGTTGCGGGAATAGATTACGAAATTCAATATCTATCTTCTGAGGAAATGAACGGTAACATTGGTCTTGCAGATTTTAATAATCAAAAAATTATGATAAACACCGGCATTACAGAACAAACAAAACGTATTGCCTTGATGCATGAGACATTACATATCCTTGATAAAGCATATAATCTAAAATTATCTGAAGACCAGGTTACATATACTGCGCATGCACTAGTTGCACTTGCTGTAGATAACCCTAATTCAGGTGTATTATGAATACTATAATTTTAGATATATTTAAATGGATTAAAGATGACTATCGTTCTAATCGCATTCGTTTTGCTGTTGAGTTGTTGGCTTGGGCTATTAGTATTGGCTGCTCAATCACCATGGCACTCACAGTCCCAAATCCTCCTCTTCTTGCTCTTTATCCTGTGTGGATTGGTGGTTGTGCCATGTATGCTTGGGCTAGTTATACTCGGAAATCATTTGGGATGCTTGCTAACTATATACTGTTAACAACTATTGACACAGTTGGATTAGTGAGGATGTTAACATGAGTTTAGACTTTTTGGGTGGACCTGTAGCAAAACCCGAGGCAATTCCGTATAAAGCCCCATCTATTTCCCCTTTCGATTTTATCAATGCTATACACCATAGCAAAGAAAAACTAATTGTGGACGATTGGTCTGAGAAACAGTATAACCCCTACATCATTAATAAAGGACTTTCCTATGGGCCAGATACAGTAATTCCTGCGAACGAAATGAATTCTAGACCCCATTTGCCGAAGATTCTACAATTTGATTTTCTTATAAATATTATTAGGCCCCGGAAAAGATTCAATAAATGGATCAAGGCTGAGAAGGTCGCTGATTTGGAAGTTATCAAAGAATACTATGGCTATAGCACAGAAAAAGCCAAACAAGTACTCCCACTTCTAAATTCTTCGGCTATTGAAGAAATGAAAAAAAGAATAACAAAAGGTGGGTGGAAGTAATGAGTACTGACATAATCAATATAGATTTTCCAGGGTATCATCCTCTAGAAGTAATTTTATCTGAACCAGATGATTTTTTAAAAGTAAGAGAAACATTAACAAGAATTGGTGTTGCTTCTAGAAAAGATAAAACCCTATATCAATCATGCCATATACTACATAAGCAGGGCAGATATTTTATAGTTCATTTTAAAGAACTATTTGCATTAGATGGTAAAACCGCAGATCTATCTGAAAATGATTTGCAGCGTAGAAATACAATTTCAAAGTTATTAGTAGATTGGGGATTGGTTAAAGTTAACAATCCTGAATTCTTCCAAGACTATGCTCCTTTATCTCAGATCAAAGTTATCTCGCACAGAGAAAAAGATGATTGGAAATTGGAAACAAAGTATAACATTGGCAAGAAAAAGTTAACAACTAGTAATAAATAATTATGTTCCCAGGGATGGGAAACGGAGTTGACGGATCTCAATAAAACCGTCAGAGCTTATGCCTTCGGGGTAAGCATTTTAATACTCGCTTTTTAAGGAGAAATTTATGAGTACATTTTACGCAGATATGGCTATTGATACTATTCAAAACGCCAAACTAGAATTCCTTCGTCACACCATGAAGGACGACACAATCAAAAAACCCCTAGAAGAATTCGTTGAAGCACAACGCAAATTTACAAAACAGATTGCTAAATCTGGATGTGATTTGATTACCGTTGGCACAGAGTCTATGACTCGCTTTATCTTTGGTTCCAACAAAACCGAAAAAACCGAATCTAAGTAATAGGGAGTAACAAATGACGCTAATAACAATGCCTCGTTTCGACACAAATATGTTCAAAGAAATGGACAAATATTTTATTGGGTTTGATGAACAGTTTAATCGTCTTACAAAAATGCATGACGATATAACAAAAAACATTCCTAATTATCCTCCGTACAATGTTAAGAAAACCGGCGACAATACTTATGTAATTGAAATTGCTGCTGCTGGTTTTGCTAAACAAGATATTGAAATTGAATTAGCTGATAACAAGATGATTGTTAAAGGTAACATTCAAACTGCAGATAATGATGAAAATTTCCTATTTAAGGGAATTGCCAATAGAGCATTTACTCGCAACTTTGCTTTGGACGACCAGATTGAAGTTAAAGATGCAGAGATGTTAAATGGTATGCTAAGAATTTTCTTGGAACGTATTATCCCTGAGCATAAGAAGCCTAAGAAAATTGAGGTTAAAGAACCTACAGGCAAAACTAAAAAATTAACTACGGATAGTTCATTATGAAAAAGCTATTGACGGATATTAAATACTATTTTATAATGTGGATTGAAGTGACGCAATCCGCGCGAAATCAAAATATACGTTATTGGCATTAAAGGAAATAAAATGATTAAAGTAATTAAACTTATTACAGGCGAAGAAGTTGTGGGTGAAGTAAGCTATGATGGCACTACTGTTATTGTAGATAAACCATGCGCTGTTATGTTGGTGTCGGCTAAGTCTACTCCAGATCAACACTCAATGGCATTGATTCCATATGCAGCTTACACTAATGGTCACACCATTAAGATTAAAGAATCTTCTATTATTTGGGAAGCAGACTTGCAAGAAGATGTTTACAACCAATACAATATGTTGTTTGGTACAGGCATTCAAATCTTGACAGGAAAGAATCCTAATACTTCTTCTTTGAATATTGTAGGAAATTAATTACTTCTTTCTTTGACTTGTTCCTGAATCACTTTCGGACAAACGGCATTTTTATAAAAGTAAGTTTTGTAGATGTGTTGTTTGTCCGATCCTCCGCAAGCATAATCACATACTTTTAACCCGTCGTTAGTTACGAAGGATTTTTCTAAGGTACAGCTCTTAGTTACAATATTATATTGTTTTTCTTTTTTAGATACCTGAGCCTCAATTTTTATAGGTACAGATACGCTGATATTAACTGAGTCCGGAATAAAAGGCGAGGCTATTGTAACAGCAGTACTAATGCCGATGATTGTTTTTTTAAATGGACTCATATTAGTGTTTGGTGTATAACCAAACAAACCCTAATATTCCTGTGCACAATAATAATAGAAATAGATAAAATAATAAAATAAATTTAGCAAATCCAACATTGTCAAATACCCATTCTAAAAATGTGTACTTATTTTTTGCCATCTTGGTAATTCTGTTCGTCTAATATTTTTAGCGCCTGTCTAAATTTTTCTATATCGTATTTTTTAGCGTCTTCTAATCTTTGTTTATATGATCCGGGTTCACCTAGCTCAGGCCATCTTTGTTTACGATCATATGATAACCAGGTAAAGAACCCGGCCATTAATAATATTAGTAATAATATTCCGCCAGCTAAAGAAAGTTCTAATGCGAGATTTTCCATTCTTCTTTGGCGCTTTGCTCTTTTAATTGCATCTTCTTTTTCTTTTACTTTTCTTGCAACTTTTTGTTCATCTATAATTTGAACACGCATATCTTGAAAGCGAGTCCACAAGTCTTTTAAGTCTGCAGGAACATTATAGATCATCTGTTCGCGTAATTCAACTTCCATTTGTTCAAGTCTGGAACGAATCAATACTCTTTGCAATGCTCTTCGACTTAGTGAGACATCGCCAGTATATACTTCTTTAGATTTTTGTTCTTCATCATAAAACAATTCTTCAATCTTGTCCATTGCATCGAAGAATGTTCCTAATTGGTCTCCGATGATAGAGATAACATCATTGGGATCTTTTAGAATATTTTCTTTTACTTCTTTTTTCTTTTGCTCAAACTGCTGCCGTTGTTCTTTAGTTGCCGGTTTGTTTTCGTGTTGCTTATTGAATTGCTTATCCAAGTCATCCAACACGCCCTTTACGTCACCCGCAGCGCTCTTAATATCTTTATAAAGCTGACAACCTTTTTTAACCGCAGCAACGGCCCCGTTAGCCAATGCTAGGAGTGTTAACGGATCCATGTTATGTCATGGTCCGGCTCCATTCTAAATCATTCATCACTTGCATTATTAGTTTACATTATATACTACACCGGCTTCGCCAGTATTAGTGTTTGGAAATTTTCTTATGGCTCCTGGCCATATAATTCGAACTGCTCCAGGAGAATCTGTAATACCATATGCATTAGGTACTCGTATACCGCCGCCATATAAATGAGACATTCCTCCAGAACCCGCACCACCTGGACTTAATACATTTGCTGATAAATTTGTACCACTTCCACCCTCTCCGCTATCACCTTGTCCGTATAATCCTGTGCCGCCGCCGAATGCTACAATAGTTGCCAACGGAGCTGGAAGATGAGTAAATGCTGGACTGTTTGCTGGGTTCACGTTGTCATAGCCACCGCCGGCACCTCCGCCACCACCTCCAAAGCCCGGTTGACCGTACCCTACGTTTGCGCCTTCCCAGTAATTAAAGTCAGCTCGACCACCATCCCCACCTTTTCCTGTATATCCTCCAGCACCGCCCCCACCTTGGTAGAAACCATAGTACCCATGTGGCGGGCTAATCCCATCAATATCTGGATCGCCGAATATTCCACTCCGTCCCCCAAGTCCACCACCTTCACCCACAATAAAGTTACTATGTCTATAACTATTAAGAGGAGCCCCAGCTAATATATCAGCTCCGCCTGCAGCTACAGCATATCTTGCGCCACCGTTCGAATAATTTTCTATTCGAAATGCAGAACCGGACATTGGTGGGTCAAAATTTCCAGGACCTCTATATTTATAATTGAATGTTCCATTGTAAACATAATATACATTGCCCGGTGTTACTGGTATATTATTTTTCCATGCTAGCGCGCCACCGCTTCCTGCCCCGCCACCGATGGAAGGGGTGTAACCGTTGCCGCCATTTGGGCTGTTCATTGCAACTCCGTCCGGGGCAACTGCACCTGGGCCTATACAAACAACTGATACGCTATAAACTTCAGGTGGGCATACCCAAGTATATGTTCCTGTTGTTGTATATACGGATTCCCCAACAACTGGGCGATTGGTTATTGTTACGTTGGATAATCTTATATTTCGTATTTTCATTTTATTCCTTATGGTATAACAGGTAAATCTAAAATATTCACATTTGGGAATTGTCTATCCACACCTGGCCATACGATTCTTACAGCCCCGCCGCTAGCAGCATTTGCACCTGCAATAGATGCACCTCCACCGCCCTTGCCATATACATCAAAAGTTGTAGGAACTACACCTTGACCAAATACACCAGATCCTGCTCCTTGCCGTCCTCTAAATCTTCTAGGCGGTGCGGGGTTGCCGGGTGACCCGTTAGGACCATTACCAGTATATTTACCTGCACTGCCACCACCCCCGCCACCAATAGTCAAATTATTTTGCACACCATTTGTCATTCCGCCTGCTGGATTTCCACCTGACCCAGCACTACCGCCAGATCCACCTCCGCTAAATGCTGTGCCTCCAGCAAGTCCAACAGTTGATGCAAAAGGTGCTTGTGCTGCAGTTGATGGTGTAGGGTTAATATAATTATATGATGCTTGAAACGGTTCAGAGCCCCCACCATAAGTACTACCGCCATATCCTGTACCTGCACCCTCGTGTCCTCCACCTGCACTTAGTATAGTAACGGGACCAAATCTAATAGAAGATGAGCCGCCGCCCTGGGTTAAGGTTGCGTTCGAAAAAGGACCATTGGGGGATGTAGTATTCCAATTTTTTCTTCCACTTACACCCGCAGTCCCGACTGTTATATTATATGTGTTTCCTGGAAGTACAGGATAATTATTCATATATGCAAGAGCACCTCCGCCCCCACCCGGCCAGCCGCCGCTTGGCCAATCCGATAATACTACAGCTGTACCTGGCCAAGGAGTTGCCGGAAAAGCAGATGACCATGCGGTTCCTCCTCCACCCCCACCTATTGCAACTGCCGAAATACTTGTAGTTGTAGGAGGGGCAGTCCAAGTACCTGGAGATGTAAATAAAGATTGCCCCTGCGCTACCGGAGCAGGGGTTGGTGGCGGCGGCGAAGGCGAAGGCGGCGGCGAAGGGCTCGGAGCCGGCGCAGGTTCAGGTGGCGCATTAGGGGGAGGCGGTATTATTCGTATACCTTGCTCTAAAATCAAATCATTAATTTTTACTGACATATTATTAAATTACTATAGGAAGCCACAACCAAACAGCTTGGCTCATTAAAAACATAGCAACGGCACCTACGCCAATGCTGGCCCAGTACAATCTCATATTAACAGCTAAAATACTAGCAGTTAATAGTACAATTGCAATTTGAAATAAAGACCCTGCGTATGTATACCAGGGTGATCTTGCTTTAGCGACACTTCGATCTTCTTCAAGTTTACGAGCTTTAGCCATTAGATCTTTCTTACCTTCTTTAGGTTCATTTTCATATCGATCTATTTTGGCTTGTAGTGCTTCTACCTTTTTAGTATCCTTTACACGAGCAGCATCATCTAATGCCATTTCAGCTAGTGTTTGTTTGATAGATTTTGCTTGGTAAAAAGCCCATGTATTATTTGCATCTATGGTATTATTTAAAACCTTACTAGAATTGCTACCACCCATAAGAGTATTAATGGCCAGCAAAGCAGCCAGTACGGTAATAAGCCATCCTGCTTTGTCTTTGATTTGTGCTTCTCTTTCGCTTCTTGATAATTGTTTGGGTGCGTCAGCCATAGATTTCTCCTTATTCTATTGATTTACTACATGATATATAATATAATGCTATATTATTTATGTCCCAAAGGTTTTCACAATGAAATTTTATACTAGCGTAAATCAGTATGGTAACAATATTCTAGTACGGGGTGTGAACAACGGCAAAAAAGTACAAGATCGAGTCAACTTTAAACCCTCACTTTTCTTCAAATCTAAAAAAGAATCCGGTTATAAATCTCTTTTTGGTGATAATCTAGAGGAATTGAAATTTGAAAGTATCAGCGAAGCTCGAGATTATGTCTCCAGATATAAAGAAGTTGAGAACTTTCCGATCTTTGGAAACACCAATTATACCTATCAGTATATCACAAAAACATTCCCCGATAATATAGAGTTTGATATAACTCAAATTAAGATATGGTCTTTGGATATTGAAACATCTGCAGATTTAGGATTCCCCGATGTTGCAAATCCAAACGAAAAAGTATTGATTATCACCATGCAAGATTATGGAACAAAGGAATTAGTTTCCTTTGGATTAAATCCGTTTAAAGTAACATCTGACAGACACACTTATATTGAGTGTAAAGATGAAGTAACACTACTAAGAAAGTTCTTAGAATATATTTCCGAAGATCATCCTCATATTATTACAGGATGGAATGTGGAGTTCTTTGATATTCCATATCTATGTAATCGTATTACTAAAGTTCTTGGCGAAGATGAACTTAAAAAGATGTCGCCCTGGAAAGTAGTTAACGAGAAACGTATTTTCAAATTAAAGAAAGAGAACATTTCTTTTGAGGTGTTGGGTATTGCAATTCTAGATTATTTAGATCTCTACAAAAAATTTACATATTCAAATCAAGAATCTTATAAATTAGATCACATTGCCAAAGTAGAATTGGGTAAAGAGAAATTAAACTATGATGAGTTTGATTCATTCTCCGCATTCTGGAAAGGTAATTGGCAAAAATTTGTAGACTATAACATTCGAGACGTAGAACTTGTCGACGAACTTGAAGAGAAGATGAAATTAATTGAACTTATTCTTACAATGGCGTATGATGCAAAGTGCAATTTTATTGACATTTTCTCAGCAGTAAGAACTTGGGATTGTATTCTTTATAACGAATTGTGGAAACGAGATATTGTTGTCCATCAGCGAGAAGAAAGACCAGGTAGGCAAATTGCTGGTGCGTATGTTCAAGAACCTCGACCAGGTAAATATGATTGGGTAGTGTCATTTGATGCAACTAGTCTATATCCTAGTATTATTATGCAGTATAATTTGTCGCCGGAGACATTGGTTCCTCAGTACAGCAAAGATTTAACTGTAAACAAACTTGTTTCTAAAAGCGTCAATCTTGATGACTTGAAGGATGAAGATTATTGTATGACGGCAAATGGATATTGTTTCACAAGAAAGAAACAAGGCATCTTTCCTGAGATTGTTCAGAAGCTATTCAATGATCGTAAACAGTATAAGAATCTGATGCTTGAGGCACAGACACAATACGAAGAAACAAAAGATAAGAAATGGCAGAAAGAAATATCTAAGTACAATAATTTTCAGATGGCTCGAAAGATTCAAATGAATTCTTTATTTGGTGCAATGGCAAATGAATATTTTAGATTCTATGATGACCGTATTGCTGAGGGTATTACTTTAACAGGCCAATTCATTATTCAATATATTGGTAAATGTTTAAATGAGTATTTGAACAAGGTATGCGGGACAAAAGATTATGTTTATTCTTTTTATTCCGACACTGATGCCTGTTATATTACATTAGATCCGTTGGTTAAAAAATTCTATAAAGATTTATCTGGAGATAAAGTAGTAGGTATATTGGATAAAATTTGTAAAGATAAAATTGAAGAATTCCTAATGCAATGTAGTAATGAAATTGCAGATTACAGTAATGCGTTTGAGAACAAAGTTTATTTCAAACGAGAGGTTATTGCAGATAGAGGTATTTGGGTTGCAAAGAAACGATATGCTTTGAATGTATATAATAACGAAGGTGTTCAATATGCTGAACCAAAGCTAAAGGTGATGGGATTAGAAATTGTCAGATCATCTACACCTGAACCTATTAGAGATGGTTTGCGAAAAGCGGTTAAAATGGCACTAACAGATACCGAAGAAAACCTGCAAGAATATATTCGTAATTTTGAAGAACAGTATCGTAAATTACCCCCGGAAGATATATCTTTTCCTAGAGGCGTTAACGGGTTAAATAAATATACTGACAGAGCAAATATATATAAACAGGCGACCCCGATGCATGTCAGGGGAGCACTTCTTTATAATTTCTATCTTGAAAAAATGGGATTAGATAAAAGATATGAAAAGATTAAAGAAGGTGATAAAATTAAATTTATATATTTAAAAGAGCCCAATACTATTGGTGAGAACTGTATAGCATTTAATACTGTTATACCGCCCGAATTAGATTTGAAAAAATTTGCAGACTACGAAACAATGTTTGATAAATCTTTTCTAGAACCCATGAATACAATATTGAACGGTATTGGTTGGTCGGCAAAGCCGCAAGCAACCTTAGAAGGATTATTCGGATGAAAAAATTATTACTAGCAATATTACTATTACCTTTAGCTTTACTCGCTAATCCTATAGATGATAATTGCCCCCAATTCGTATTACATGGTGCACCTGTAAGTAAAATAACAAACAGTCAATATTTGTGTAAAACAAACTATGCAATACATTATAGATATGATACAAAGACTGCAGAATATGTTGTAGAACATCTTACTGTAGAAGCGATCAAAGGACCTGCAAAAAGAAAAGATGATTTTCGACCAGACCCAGCAATTGCAAAAGAACATCAATCACAATTAGCTGATTATGCAGGTAAGCCATATGATCGAGGACATTTGTCACCCGGTGCAAACAATACTCAGAATGAAATTATTATGAGTGAGTCATTCTTTTTGTCCAACATGGTTCCTCAAGTACCAAATCATAATAGAGGTATTTGGAAACAGTTAGAAACGTATGTTCGTAATTGGGCAATTGAAGGTAAAGACATATATGTTATAACCGGCACAATTTATGATACAGACAAGTCATTAACTATTGGACAAAATAAAGTAGGTGTACCTGCAAGCTTATGGAAAGTAATTGTTGATAAAAATACATCCAAGGGAATTGGATTTATTCTACCTAACAAACCTTTGCCTGTAGCAGACCTTTCCAAATATGCTACATCTATTGATGAAGTAGAGAAAGCAACAGGACTAGATTTCCATCCTGCTTCAAAAGAATTTGAAGAAATGGAATCAGCCAAACCTAACCTATCAGAATGGTCTGGTTTAAAATAATATAGACAAACTACACAATACATATTATAATATACAATATACTTAAGGAGTTATTATGTCGTTACTTGACAAATTGAAAAAGAATTCTACAATCAAAGAAACAGAAGTTCTAAACAAATCTAAATTCTTTAACAAAAAGGATATGATTCAAACTTCAGTTCCAATGGTTAATGTTGCCCTATCGGGTAGTTTAGAAGGTGGGTTGACCCCAGGGTTAACAGTATTCGCAGGCCCTTCTAAACATTTTAAGACTGCGTTTTCCCTTTTACTTGCTAAATCTTATCTGGACAAATATGAAGATGCTATTGTTTTATTTTATGACTCTGAGTTTGGTAGCCCTCAATCTTATTTTGATTCCTTTGGGATTGATACCGCCAGAGTATTACACACACCTATCACCGATATAGAACAACTAAAATTTGACGTTATGTCTCAGATCAATAATATTGAACGAGGCGATCATGTTATTATTGTAGTTGACTCTGTAGGTAACCTTGCTTCTAAGAAAGAAGTTGATGATGCGCTTGAAGGTAAGTCTGTTGCAGACATGACCAGAGCAAAGCAAATGAAATCTTTGTTTAGAATGATTACACCTCATTTGACAATCAAAGATATCCCTGCAGTTGTTGTCAACCATACATATTCTGAAATTGGATTGTATCCTAAACAGATTGTTTCTGGCGGTACAGGTATTTACTATTCTGCAGATAATATTTTTATTATTGGTCGCCAACAAGAAAAAGATGGCTCAGATGTTGTAGGCTATAACTTTATTATCAATGTAGAAAAATCTAGATTCGTAAGAGAAAAATCTAAGATTCCGGTTGAAGTATTGTTTGATGGAGGCATCAGCAAATGGTCTGGTCTTTTAGATGTAGCAATGGAAGGTGGTTTCGTATTTAAACCATCGAATGGTTGGTATTCTAAAAAGGGCGAAGAGCAAAAATATAGACAAAAGGATACCTACACTAAAGAGTTTTGGATGCCGATATTGACAGACAAAGCCTTTAGAGATTATATTGAGTCTAGATATAAAATGTCTACAGGCGATCTAATGATGGCCTCGGACGATGTTTCAATAGAAGAGGAGTTCGAAAATGCAAGTGAAGTATGAACCATGGAAAATGGTTAAAGAAGATATTGAAATCTGGGGTGTAAAAATTCTAGATGGAGAATTTGAAGGTACTGCTTTAAGTATCAATGAACTTGAAACAGGTGAAAATGATGATGGTCTAGTATTAGACTATACGATAGTAAAATATCCTGAGGGTAAAGAAAAAGACAAAGACTTTGGCCCAGAGTTTGATAAGGTTCTCAATTTTATTATAGAAGATATTTTAAAGAAGGCAATGGATGAGTACGAAAATCGAAACCGTAATTCTGCAGAATCTAGCGAATGACGATGAGTACATGAGAAAAGTAGTCCCGTTTTTAAAGCGGGATTATTTTTTAGAGAATAATGATAAAATTGTTTATGATAAGATTACTAATTTCATAGATCAATATAATGCAATCCCTAGTAAGGATGCCTTGATTATTGCTATTCAAAATGATAAAAGTTTAAATGAAGAACAGTATAAAGAAGTTGCTGAATATGTACAACAATTAGATAGCACAGATCATAATAAAGAATGGTTGTATAAAGAGACAGAAAAATTCTGTAAAGACAAGGCAATTTATAATGCAATCCTTTCATCTATTGCAATCATTGATGGAAGAGACAAAGCAAGGACCGAGGACGGCATCCCACAATTACTACAAGAAGCACTAGGTGTTTGTTTCGACAATAATGTTGGACATGACTATATTGAAAGTGCAGACAAACGATATGAGTTTTACCACCGAGTAGAATCTCGTATACCTTTTGATCTAGATTATTTTAATAAGATCACTAACGGCGGTATGCCTAACAAGACTTTGAATGTTTGTTTGGCAGGTACAGGTGTTGGTAAGTCTTTGTTCATGTGTCATGTGGCTGCATCTGTTTTATCGCAGGGCAAAAATGTTCTGTATATAACTTTGGAAATGGCTGAAGAAAGAATTGCGGAACGTATTGACGCAAATCTTATGAACATTACTATGGATCAGTTAAAGGACTTGCCTAAGTCTTTATTTGATAGTCGTATTGAAAAAATTAGAAACAAGACTGAAGGCACTCTAATCATTAAAGAGTATCCTACTGCTGGAGCACACTCTGGACACTTTAAATCTTTGTTGAATGAATTGCAACTAAAGAAACAGTTTAGACCAGATTTGATTGTTATTGACTATTTGAATATTTGTGCCTCATCTAGATTCAAGGGCGGTGCTAATATTAATTCTTATACTTTAATTAAGTCTATTGCAGAAGAACTTAGAGGCTTGGCAGTTGAAGAGAATGTTCCTATTCTAAGTGCCACACAGACAACTCGAGGTGGGTATGGAAACACGGATGTTGAATTGACTGATACTTCAGAATCTTTTGGTTTGCCTGCGACTGTTGACTTTATGTTTGCTTTGATATCCACAGAAGAAATGGAAAATCTAAATCAGCTAATGGTAAAGCAGTTGAAGAACAGGTACAATGATCCGACAATAAATAAAAGGTTCGTCATCGGTGTAGATAGAGCAAAGATGAAGTTGTATGACCTTGAGCAATCAGCACAAAAAGGTTTGACTGATTCTAATATTAGACATGATGCTCCTAAGAAATCTGGCGCAGATCCTGCATTCGATGGTATTTTTAGTAATCTTTCTCAAAAGAGAGATTTTTCAAAGATAAGAGTTTAATGCTAAAATTAAGCAAAACGAGATTATCTGATACATCTTTAAAAGTTGGTACAGATTCGCAATTGGTTTATATCGATTCTGTTATACCTTTAGATATCAAAGAATTGAAATTGAACCAGGGACTTAAATCGGAACAAACATTTGAAGGACTAGCTTTGATTGGTTCTAAAAGAGATCATTCAAATATAGATCTTACCAAAACATTATTTGATGAGTTATATGAATAATAAATAACAAACACCGGAGACACAAAATGCTTGTATCAGTTTTGGGCGCCAAGGATAGAAATTTAACTAAGCTATTAAAGTTGGCAGCTCGATCATTTGCTGATAAACTTTTGTCTCCGCAGTTAATAAAAAACATCTCAATCAAAGTTGTTATAAAAAATAAAATGCAAGCAGGTGGATACTGCGACTTTAAAGAAGAAGGGTTGCCCTTGCCTAGAAGTTTCGTTATAGAAATTTGTAGGACCAAAAAGAAAATACATATGTTCTTAGTTCTCGCACACGAAATGGTTCATTTGAAACAAATGGCTATTGGGGAAATGAAGGACAGATATATTAAAACAAGATACGTAACCGTTTGGAGGGGAGACAAATACGAAGACGATGTTTCCTATTGGGATCAACCATGGGAGATAGAAGCATACGGTTTGGAAAATAGCTTAGTTGCTAAATTCCTAATAGAGCATAACCAATTTAAAAATCTGAGACAAAAACAACAGGATTGGTTTGTATATGATGAACCAGAAAATGAATTGACTGATTGACAGGAGTACATCATGCGATTCTAATTAATTATAAGGAGAAGTAATGGAACAATTAACCTTTACATTTTATGATATCGTACAAATAGTTTTAATGTTGACTGCGTGCTATGCGTGTAAAGCATATGGGTATCAAAAGGGAATATCAGATACTGTGGGATTTTTCGAAGACAAAGGTATCATAGAATTAACAGATGATGACGATATCGTCAAAAAAACCAAAGAGTAATAATAAAATATTACCGTTCAAATACCCTAGCAAGGACTAGGGTATTTTTTTGAATTGCTTGACTTCTTGTCCGAAAGCACATATAATAATGGAACATTGAGGAAATGTATATGAACTTTTCAATAGGTGCTTCAGTAGAACTTACTACAAAATGGAAGTCCAATATTTTGGGCAAGGATCACGACATCAATACCTTTAAGGGTAAAGTCGTACCTAATCCGAAATGGCTGGACAAAGATTATGTATCGGTTCGAACTGGGAATCCATTGTATCCCATATCGCATATCCACAAGAAGTTTATTGTAGGCCACACCTTCTCTGAGAATAGAAGCACTGAGCGTATCTTCCAAGTCAAATCAAAAGCGTCAGGCAAGATTTACACCGTGATTTCTGCCGACGGAAATGTGACTTGTGATTGCGTTGGTTTCCAATTCCGCAGAATGTGCAAACATACAGCCAAAGTTAAGGCGATGTTGTGAAAGAACAACATCTAAACTTAATGCTTGACAGGTATGGACAAAGGCTATATAATAGAGTTTGAGAGCATTAGTTCTCGGTGAATTGAAATTTATATCATTTTTTAAAGGAAAGACAAATGTCTAATTTTACAGTTGCAGGTGTTTCTACTCAGCATGGTATCACTAAAGTTCGTTTCGCGAATGATATCGTTTCTCGTACTAAGATCTTGGCCAAGGGCGGACATAGTCCTCTCGAACTCATTGAGTTGCCCAGGGCAATGACCAAGGCAGAAGCTTGTCAGCATCTTCTAGATACTGGTGGTGTTTTTGCACAATGGTCTAGTCTTATTGTTGAGACCATGGACAAGAAAGAAAGCAATGCTGTTGCGCCGAAAGCTAAAGCAGTTAAAGCGCCTAAAGCTAAAGTAGCACCTGTTAAGGCATCCAAGCCTGCAGTTACAAGCAAACCGAAAGTTAATAAGCCTAAGGTTGAAGAAGATCTCGAAGTGACTGAGATCAAAGAAATTGCAGAAGCTTTGATGTAATATATGGGGGCTTGCCCCCTTTACATAAGGATTCGTATGACTAAGATTGGTATAGTTGGTTTAGGTATTGTTGGTGGTGCAATTGCAAATGCTACAAGCTTTATGAATACCTCGATTGTTATTGTAGATAGTGATCCTAATAAAGGAACTCATACCTACGATGATTTAATGCAATGTGACGGAGTGTTCATATGTACACCAACACCTCAAAGTGATGATGGTACTTGTGACGTAAGCATTTTGTTATCAGTATTAGATAAACTAAAAAATTACGATGGTGTAATTATTAGTAAGTCAACTGCTCCTATTGGAGTGTATACTGAACTAAATGAAAAGTATCCCAATCTAGTTCATTCTCCAGAATTCTTAACCGAAGCAAATGCTTTTCATGATTATGTTCAAGGCGAGTTTGCCTTTATTGGGGGACGAGTAAAAGCATATCAACGAGAAGCCGAGCGATTGATTCGGTTGACGCAACCGAATCTTAAAGTGGTAACACATTGTTCGATAGGTGAAGCAGCACTTGCTAAGTATACTATCAATACATTTTTAGCAACTAAAGTATTATTCATGAATGAAATATATGACCTTGCTAAGAAAACAGAGTGTGATTTCAACCTTGTATCTAAAATGGTTACGCAAGATAGACGAATAGGTGCTAGTCATATGAGAGTCCCTGGTCCAGATGGAAATTTTGGATTCGGTGGCATGTGCTTCCCCAAAGACACTGCTGCACTTTTAAAATTTGCACAGACGCAAGGCGTAGATCTTTCTGTGCTTGAAGCAGCAATAAAGAAAAATAAAGTTTTTAGAAACGACGTATAAAGACATATAGTTGTATAAATATTTTTAACACATAAAAGAGAAATAAATGTTTTCATTAAACCAGCCCATTATATGCAAGGATTCCTCAGGTAGACACCTACCAGAGGCCTTTGCACGTAATTATACATGGAGTATACAAAGGGTTTGATGTAAGATAGTATTTTTCTAAACTACAAGAACCCTCGGTACCCCTAAAGTCCGAGGGTTTCCTTTTATAGACTTTTTAATAACCTTGTGCTTGACAGGGTTACTAAAAGGTGTTATAATTAGCACATGGATCAAAGAGATCTACAATTGTTCATTAAAAATTTGCGTACCATTTTTCCTCTTGTAGCTCAAAGGTAGAGCACCCGGCTGATAACCGGGAGACGTTGGTTCGATACCATCCGAGAGGACCAGATGTCCCGTTCGTCTAGAGGCCTAGGACGCTGCCCTTTCAAGGCGGAAACACGAGTTCGATTCTCGTACGGGACGCCATATTAAAACACATTTCAGGTTGGACAATCTTCCGGAGATTGTTATTTGGACTTGTAGACAAGTTTTGATACTTGTCGTAGTTAAGATACGGAGTGTGTTCTAATATGGTAATGTATCGGTGGCAGAGCGGTCCAATGCAAGTGATTGCAAATCACTAAAACCGGGGGTTCGAATCCCTCCCGATACTCCAATATAATGCTTGACATTTATTGTACAGGTGTTATAATAGAAATAAGATAGGTCCTAAAGTGTTCATGGACGCACGCTAGCTTGTCACGCTAGAAGAGTGGGGCTCGATACCCCCTAGGACCGCCATATTTTAGAGATGCCCCGGTGGTGGAATGGTAGACACGTTGGTCTTAGAAGCCAATGTCGAAAGGCGTGAGAGTTCGAGTCTCTCCTGGGGTACCATAAATATGTGACAAGATATTGGGCTGATAGTGATAATGGGAGCACAGGGGCTTTGCAAGCCTTTAGTCGGGGTTCGATCCCCCGTCGGTCCACCAATAATAATGAGGTTGTCATGTTACATATAATAAAATCTCTTACAGATAGTTTTTTTAGTTTATTGAATGAGGATCCTGTTAGACCGAACATTCCGACTACGGAACGAGTAGGTGATAACAAAGATATCTTTGTTCTTCGGGATACAAATGATAAAGTATTAGCAATCACATGCGTAAGTTATCAGAACAATGTTCCAACAAAAGAATCTGAGTTGTTTGAAAAAGTAAACAATCCAGACATTGCGGTATTTTATACGATATGGAGTTATGCACCAGGTGCAGGCAAAACGCTTATATTTGATGCAGTAGCCCACATAGAAAATAATATGCCATACATAAAAAGGTTTGTTACATTGTCTCCTAAGACAGAAATGGCAAAGCGTTTTCACTTGAAGAACGGTGCTATTGTTTTTAGAGAGAATGAAGAAACCGTTAATTATGAATATGTCCGTGTGTAGCGCAGTCAGGTAGCGCTCCTGGTTTGGGACCAGGCGGTCGGAGGTTCGAATCCTTTCACACGGACCAAATTTTTTGCTTGACTTTTATAGTCAAGTTGTTATAATAAGATATTCCCTAGTAGCTCAGCGGTAGAGTAGATGACTGTTAATCATTTGGTCGGTGGTTCGATCCCACCCTGGGGAGCCAAGTATTTTGGAGATGTGGCAGAGTGGTCGATTGCGGCAGACTGTAAATCTGTTCTTAACAGCACGGTGGTTCGAATCCATCCGTCTCCACCAAATGCATCGTTAACTCAGTTGGTAGAGTTCCTGCCTTACACGCAGGCTGTCGGGAGTTCGAGTCTCTCACGATGCACCAAGTTTTTGCCCTGTTAGTTAAATGGTAGAACACCTGTTTTGTAATCAGGGGACGGCAGTTCGATTCTGTCACGGGGCACCAAATTACTGCCGATAGTTCAACGGATAGAACAGTAGCCTTCTAAGCTATTAATAGAGGTTCGATTCCTCTTCGGCGGACCAAGTTTTTGTTGGGGGTTAGTGTAGCGGTAACACTACAGACTTTGACTCTGTCATCACTGGTTCGATCCCAGTACCCTCTGCCAAATACCCGAGCATTTGACTCGGATTCTAAAAGGTGTTATAATAGTGTTTTAGGAGATAAAAATGAAGCACAAGATAATCGTCAAGCAACGTAACCCCTTCGTTGTTTTGGCATTAAAAAGAAAAGCGGGTAGTCATCGTAAGTCTAACAAGGCTTTGCGGAGACAAGAAAAAGTCCGGGGGTGTGGTGAAACGGTATCACAGCAGACTTTTAATCTGCCAATTTCGGGTTCGAGTCCCGGCGCCCCTACCATATAAAAACACATTGCATTGACTGCTACAACAGTCGGACATATTTGTAGATATGCCGGATATTCATGCGGGTAATGTGTTTCTATATGGTGATAGCTTAGTAGGAGAGTGCAGCCGGAGGCTGTGGGCACAGGTGCAAATCCTGTTCACTATTTCATTATATAAAAATACTCTAAACTGGACGCAGGGCCCGTGAAGGTTAAAAGTAGGTTGATCACTACGGTAACTGGAGGTCGAGAGTATTTCTATATGGTAATTATATAAGAACATATTAACAGCGTCGTGCCGGTCGCCGGACTTGGGTTGAATTCCCAATAGTGTGTTTCTATATGGTAATTATATTGAAGCATACTATATTGACAGAGTAGCGAAGTCTGTCTTAAGGGTAGCTCCCGTTAGTGTGTTTCAATATGGTAATTATATAAGAATACATTTCAGCGGGTCCCCCGTGATGGATAGTTTCTGTTTAGTACAGTATCCGAAGTGTGTTCCTATATGGTAATTATATAAAAACACATTCAACTAATGACACAGGTGGTAGCTGTGTATCTTAGTGGGCTAACGAACTACTACGCCTGAGTGTGTTCCTATATGATAACGGTCCTTAGCTCAATGGATTAGAGCAGCGGTCTTCGAAACCGAAGGTTGGGAGTTCGAGTCTCTCAGGACCGGCCAAGATTTTATGTGGTTGTTAGTTTAGTGGCAAAACCGCGGGTTGTGATTCCGCTATCACGGGTTCGATTCCCGTACTTCCACCCAAATACATTTGCCGATATAGCTCAGGTGGTAGAGCAGTAGACTGAAAATCTATGTGTCCGTAGTTCAACTCTACGTATCGGCACCAATGGAGGTGTGGCAGAGTCCGGTTTATTGCAGCAGTCTTGAAAACTGCCGATCCGAAAGGGTCCGTGAGTTCGAATCTCACCGCCTCCACCAGACAATTTTAGGAAGACGGGCAGGATGGTAATGCAGCAGATTGCTAATCTGTAGACTGTAGTAATACGGTCATAGGGTTCGACTCCCTAGTCTTCCACCAATTTTAATGCCAGCGAGACTTGGAAGTCAGAGAGGTCTTATACACCTTTTAGCGCCAGATTAGCGTTCTTGAGAGGGTTCGATCCCCTCCGCTGGTACCAAATAGCTAGACACTTTATTGAAACATATTCATCATTGGTTGTTGGCAGTTAAAGGATTGTAACCTGGCCACACAACGAAGTAGCTTCACTAGCACGATGAAAAGACCCCTTACGTCGAGAATGTGTTTCAATAAAGTGGAAGTGTAGCATAGCGGCTAATGCAGCACCTTCATACGGTGTTTATCGTCAGTTCGAGTCTGACCACTTCCACCATAAATATATCGCGGGATACGTCAGCGGCAGACCGCCAGGCTCATAACCTGGAAGCCGGAGGTTCGAGTCCTCCTCCCGCAACCAATTGGCTCCTATAGTTAAGTGGTATAACACGTCCTTGGTAAGGACGAATTCTGAGTTCAATTCTCGGTGGGAGCACCAGGTAGTTCTACTAGACCATATTCATAGTCTTTTAGAATTTCAAATTGAAGATCACAAATTTGTATTCTTCTTGTGAAGGTTGCAAATTCATTCTTTCGCATATCAATTTGAGTGTTAACAAAACCAAGTAATAAATTTTCATTATCAGTTTTAATTTTTAATCTTGCAACAATCTTGTTTAGATGAGCTACAAAATTATTACATACATCTATGTTACTAGTGCATTCTTGTTTTAATTCTGTAACTCTATTTGTCATTAATTGTATAAGGTTATCCTGTTCAGGATTAAAATTTGGTATGATACTAAAAAGCATTTGTGCAAGATTGTGCAATGCCTCATCTTTGATACTTGTATCAGTTCCAAATTTACCTGTAGTATCATATTCAGTTCGACGAATAGGATCGCTTAAAAGAATACAAAAACAATTTGATAAATCTATCATGAAAAACGAATATCAAGATATTCTATCTACTGAAGATGCTCTCGATGCATTAGTGGAGGAAAATCAAAGATTGGGTTTTTATGATGATTGGAAAGCGTAATATTCCGGTGTAGTATAATGGTAGTGCGGCGGTCTCCAAAACCGTTAGCGGGGGTTCGATTCCCTCCACCGGAGCCAATACCCTTATGCTTGACAAGGGTTCTAAAAGGTGTTATAATATGATTTATAAATGCGGGATTAGTTAAATGGTAGAACGAAACCTTGCCAAGGTTTGGACACGAGTTCGATTCTCGTATCCCGCTCCAACCAAAGGTGTACTATGAGAAAAATCAATATTGCAGAAGTGACCAAATTTATTCACGCTCAGTCTCCTGAGACAAAAATTTATATTGGTGCAGATTCGGAACGCTATAAGCGCGACGGTAAATGGTACGCAGATTATACTCTTGCAATCGTTGTTCATATCAATGGTCGCCATGGTTGTAAGATTTTTGGAGAAGTACAAACTGAAATTGATTACGATGCAAAGAACAGTAAACCGTCTTTACGTCTAATGAATGAAGTGTACAAAGTCGCAGAGCTTTATCAAAAGCTTGTGGATGCCGATGTGATTGGTGAAAAAGAAGTACAGATTCATCTTGACATTAATCCGCAAGAATGTTATAATAGTTCTATAGTGATTCAACAAGCAGTAGGTTACATTAAAGGTATGTGTAACATTATACCAATGGTGAAGCCAAATGCTTTTGCTGCAAGCTATGCCGCAGACAGACTTAAAGAGGTCATGGCAATGGCGGCGTAATATATAATAGAAAGCGAGTTTAGTTTAATGGTAGAATTAGAGCCTTCCAAGCTCAAGGCACGGGTTCGATTCCCGTAGCTCGCTCCAAACATTCCAGACCTGTACACAAATGCTTCTTAGCTTCTGGATCCGCTGACGCGAAAACAGGATGGGCTGCGCTCACGGGGTTTGCTAGTTTCCTGACACAAAAATAACTAGCATTTTTGTTGAGGTGATAATGAAAATGGGTCTTAATGAGCCATATGATAAATGGGTTGAACGTGTTCGTATCTTTGAATATGGTGTTGCTCTACAAAGAATTGCCAATGGCGATAATGTAGATACAGTTTTAGAAGATATGAGTAAACAAATTACTAACAAAGTAATGCATCCTATCTATGATATTGTTCGTAAGTCCGCTATAAAGGATTATGATCTAGGTGAACTTAAAAAACAATACGAAGAAAAGATGATCAAGCATAACCCTGTTGCTGATCATATTGCAGATGAATAGAGCCAGAGTGGTGGAATGGTATACACAGCAGACTTAAAATCTGCCGCTCGCGAGGGCATACGGGTTCGAGTCCCGTCTCTGGTACCAGTTTTAATAAGGAGTTTTTATGGCATCAACATTAAAAAATCTTGAAAGTGCGTTGGCAGGTGAGTCAATGGCGCATATCAAGTATCGGTATTTCGCTAAGATTGCTCGAGAAGAAGGGTATGAAGAAGTTGCTAAACACTTTGAACATACTGCAGATCAGGAGATTCTACATGCATGGGGTCATTTGGAATTGTTAATCGGCAAGCCCTCTACCAAAGAATGTTTGCAGAAAGCAATTGACGGTGAGACTTATGAGTATACAGAAATGTATCCTGAGTTTTATACGATTGCTAAACACGAAGGTGATACGAGGGCAATGATTGAAGCGGAGACGCAAATTGTAGAATCAAAAGAACATGCCGGGCAATTTAAAGCAATTCAAGAACGATTGCTTAAAGCAGAGAAAAGATTTGCGGCACTAACAAAAATTGAAAAGCGTCATGCAGAAGCTTACGCAGAAGTATTGGAGAACCTATAATGAAATCAGATGTACATGTATGCGTAGTTTGTGGGCATATCCATGATGAAGAACTTGAAGGTGTGTGGGAAGCATTGCCCGAGGATTTTCTTTGCCCCGAATGTGGATGCGGCAAAGAAGACTACGAAGTAATTTAAGAATACGCGCCTGTAGCTCAGTTGGTTAGAGCAGTGGACTCATAATCCATTGGTCGTAGGTTCAAGTCCTACCGGGCGCACCAATAAGGATATTATATGAAAGATATGGATCGAGGTAGATATACTTCAGAAGATGCTGCCAAGATGATTGGTAACAGATATGAAATGGTTCTTGTTGCAACCGCACGAGCACGAGAACTTAAAAAGGAAAATAATACTGTTGCTAAAAGTAATATCCTTACCGCACTCGAGGAAATTGAGGACGGTAAAGTTGGAAGAGAATACCTACAAAAGCATGCTAAAGGAAATCGAGTTAGTAGGCATCATAGGTTTTGAACAACTATGTTCTTGACAGAACAGTAGTTTTATTATATAATATGTTTATAGTAATGAAAGACCACCGTTGCTATTCTAATGATTGTGGTTGTTTTAATTTTAATGGAGATACACTATGTTGAAAAATCGTGTTTTGAAAGTTCTTGAGTCTGGTCGTCAATTTACGCCTGCTCAGCTTGCCGGTCTTACCGGCGCAACCGAGGATAGCATTCGTCCTCGTATCAGCGAACTTCGTTCAGAAGGTTACGCAGTTTACACCAACCAAACCAAGAACGGTAAGACCGCATACCGCCTTGGCACACCTAGCCGCCAAATGGTAGCCGCAGCTTATGCAGCTATGGGCGGCGACGCTTTTAACCGCGTCTAATTAATCCACGAGCACATCCTCCACCTTTTATCGCAACGATAGAAAAGTGCTTCCGTAAGGCGTAAGCGGAATTTTATAATTTGACTTTGACACATCATGACATACAATTTTGAAGACTCTGCGGTTCGTAAAGAAGCAAAACGTTTGCATTTGATTCGTCGTATTGATGCACGTCCATTGACAGAAGATGAAGAAGCAATGGCAACAGCATTTGGTAAATGGGATTACCAACAGAAAAAAGAAAGTCTTACTCCTGCTCAAAAAGAAGCAATGCGTAAAAAAGTTCGCGATATTGCAAGAGCAAAAAAGGCACTTCCTGAAAATTTTGGTAAGCTAGAATGTACTGCTCTAAAGAATAGAGTAAAGGCAAAGGCAAAAGATGGTAGGGTTATGGGATTTAATCTTACCCCTGAGTATATTCAAAAGGTATTTGATGAATGCAAAGGTAAATGCACATTGACTGGTCTAGATTTCAACATGGAATTAGGTACCAAGAAAAAGCGCAATCCTTATCGTCCTAGTGTAGATCGTATTAGTTCTAGCAAAGGATACGTCAAAGGCAACATTCAAATTGTTCTCGCAATTGTGAACACTATGAAAATGGATTACACTGATGATATTTTGCACCCGGTAATTAAAGCCTGGTCTGCAAAAATTTAATAGTATTTTCCCCCT